TTCTTTCCGCAGAGACTCCTCTTTGAAAGCCGGCAACTGAGATATCCTGGCAAGGAAAGCCGAAGGTCCAGCAGTCTGCAAAGGGGATATCTTTTGATTTAATGCTTCGTATGTCTTCACAAAACCACTCTCCCTTCGTGTCAAACATTGCCCGGTAAGATTCAAGGGCAAATTTATCGTTCTCACAGCTTCCGATACAGCGAAAGCCCGCTCTTTCGAACCCTAAGCGGAAACCTCCGATTCCGGAAAAAAGATCAATCATCGTCCGCATCTTAGTCACGCTCCTTTTTCTTTCGAAGGAGACGCTCCATCATGTCGTCCTGGGGTGTGGAAATAAAAGCGGTCGTCGTGTTTTGCTTTACGATGTCAAAAATCTCGTACCAAATGAGGTTGGCCTGTTTTTGAAAATTCTGGCTCATGGAAACAAAGGGGCTAGCTATCGCTCCGCCTGTTGTCGGATGCTTTCCTAACAGGCCATAGGTGCTGACCGCTTCCTCACACTGAATAAAGCGGGCAAAGGCCTGTGCATAGGATTCAATAAGTCTCGGATTGACGAGCTTCTCGCAGCGTCTTTCCTTTAACCAGAGCCAGGTTTCCTTGTAAATTTCATCTGCACCTAAGGGCTTGCCGTCTTTTTGCCGAGCGGACAGGTAGTCCGACGGCTCAGGCATGTCCTCACCGTATAAATCCGAGATGCCTTCCGGCTCATCCGGAGCAAAAAGGGCCTCCGGGTCAAAATCGTGTGTTTCTAACACATTTGCTTCTTTTCCGGCGGCAATCTTGTCAACTAAGGCTTCCGGCTTGCTGCCGGCCTTGACACGTCTGCCGCCTCGGTATGTTCCGTCTCTTGCCACAAGGCACCTCCTTTCCTGAAAATAAAAAAGGGGGTTAATCCCCCGTTTGAATTGAACTTTTTTTGCACGGCGCCCACCGCCCGTTGCTCGGAAAATCCTCCGCAGAGATTGAGACCCCCCTACCTAAGTCAGCTCCACCTGTCGCCACGCTCGGCATGGATTCTCGAATGGCAGGACTTACAAAGAGCCATCAAGTTTTTTTGTTTATTTGTTCCACCTTCGGACAAAGGAATGATGTGATGAACTTCTTCTGAGGGAGTGAGCTTCCCATTTCGTTTGCACTCCTCACACAAAGGGTGAGCCTTGATGTAGCGGTCACGGATGCGCTTCCACGCTCTGCCGTAGCGTCTTCTTGTCTCAGGATCCCTTTGGTATTTTTCGTATCGTCTTGCTTCCTCCTGCTCATGCTTCTTACAAAATCTTCCCTCAACAAGCTCGGGACAGCCGGGATAAGAACAGGGGCGCTTCGGTTTTCTTGGCATCAAGCACCTCCCGCATAAAAAAACCTGCAGCATCGCCGCAGGTCTTCTGAGTTTTTTCCTAGCTTAATAGTATCAGGGTCTTTAGTTACAAAGCATTATCAAATCGTTTCTGTTTGTTCCATTTCGTTCCAAAGTGTCTGAACGGCTCTGTCGGCTGAAAAAGCAGCTTCCAAGGCACTCAGCACCTCCTGCTTCTTTCTGTACATGGAACTCTTGCTTATATAAAACCTGTCCGACGCTTCGGAAAGAGAAAGCCTGTCCAGCCACAAAGCCTTGATGACTTCTTGCTCCTCACTTGCCCTTGATCGTATAAGCCAGTCCAAATAGGAAAGCTGACGAAAGCGCATCTCAGCGTGCTTCAGTCTATGATCAACGGCCGCATCGTTGACAAAGTCGGCACAGCCTTTTAAGTGTTTTAAGACTCCTCCAAGTTCTAGCGTGTCGCCCGACGGCTCCGGCATATTCTGCTGAAGCATCGTCTGCAAGAGATACAAATCCGCTTCCAGTTCGTTTTTATAAAGCTCATAGTTTTCAAGCATTGTCTCGATTATCATCGCATAATTCCTCCTTCCGAAAACCGAAGTATTGATATTGTCTTTCCAGTGTCTTTGCCATTCGCAGGGTGGCTTTCTCTTTTTTTCTTAAAAACTCCACACCGCTTAAAGAAAAGCGTTCACAGACCTCACCCCAGCGTCTGCCTTCCAAAATGTCATAAGTCATCAGGTCTCGGTAAAAGCGCGGCAAGGCACGAATGGCATAGCGGATAAATTCCACTTCCTTGGCAGCCTTTTCGTAATCCTCCGTCATCTCTCTTTCCGCCTTATGATTGATGAGCCAGGCAAGCCTGCGATAAGAAGTGGCGATGTAAAAGATGCGGTTATTGGAGCGCTGTTTTTGTACTCTGACTTCATCGCCGGTCTTTCCGGGAAAGGTCAGCATCTCCAAAACCTCGCTTGCCTTAATCGGAATAAACTGTGCCATTTCCTGTTCCAGCTCTTTCATCCTTTTGGCGTTCTCGGGGTAACATTTAAGCATTTCTTTGACTTTCTTTATGCTATCCATCCGTCACCCTCGCTTTCACCGCCTGCATTAAAGCTTCCTGCATGACGTCCTTTTTCTCGAGTGCTCGCGCCACATCCCGGTCAATCGTACCCTCGGCAAGAAGCCGGAAGATGACGACCGTATCCTTTTGTCCCTGCCTCCAAAATCTGGCATTGGCCTGACTGTAAAGTTCCAGCGACCAGGGAAGGGAAAACCAGATCACGGTAGAGCCGCCGTGTTGGAGATTGAGACCATGTCCCATCGAAGCGGGGTGAGCCATAGCGATTGAGATCTCGCCTTTGTTCCAAGCCTTAAAGTCTTCAGGTGTTTTAATTTCCACTGCTTCCTTGAAACGCTCTTTTATCCGGCTTCGTTCATGGCGATAGTTGTAGTAGATAAGAACGGGCTTTCCGTTTGCCGCTTCGATTAGGTCTTCCAAGGTATCAAGCTTGGATGAATGTAGCTCTGCGATGCTTCCTTGGTCGTCATAGACAGCACCCGATGCCATCTGAATGAGTTTATTAGTAAGGACGGCAGCATTTACAGCATCAATGGTTTTGTCCATTAACTCCGCCACCATCTCATGCTCCATCTCCATATAGATGTTCTTTGCTGTATCCGAGAGTTTGACCTTCACATCCCGCTCCAGACGCTGCGGCATCTTGAGAAAGTCGCAACTTTTCATAGAAACGCATAGACCGGATAAAAGACCGTAAATAAACTTCTCTGCACCGGAACGGGGCTTATAGGAATAGACGATATAGCCGTTCATTCGGTCAGGAACAAAGAAATCCGCCCGGTAGCTTCCGATTGTTTTCCCGAGACGCTTACCCTGATCTAAAAGATAAATCTCTGACCATAAATCCATCAGCCCGTTGGTCGAGGGCGTTCCCGTAAGGCCTACAACACGGTCAATGCCGGGACGCTTTTTCCGAAGTGCCTTGAAGCGTTTACTGGACGGATTTTTAAAGCTCGAAAGCTCATCAATCACCAGCATGTCAAAATCCCAGTCATATAGATCACAAAGCCAGGCGACATTCTCCCTGTTAATCACATAGATATCGGCAGGTATTTTAAGAGCATCGATTCTTTCCTTTTCACTGCCCAAAACCTTGGAGATTCGAAGAAAGGTCAGATGATCCCATTTTTCAAGCTCTTCTGTCCAAGTATTCTCCGCTACACGAAGCGGAGCGATGACGAGAACTTTTGAAATTTCAAAGTAGTCAAACATCAATTCCCAGATGGCGGAAAGTGTGATCACTGTCTTCCCAAGTCCGGGCTCTAAGAAAAGGCCGCAGGCTTTTTTCTTGATGATTTCCTCTTTGGCATATTCCTGATAATCATGAGCCTTGTATTGCATTAAGAATCCCTCCGATATCTCCCGGATCGTCCAAGACAAAAACCTGAAAGCCCAAGCTCCTGATTTGTTTATGCCTTTGAAGCTGCAAGGCTCCGGGACTTTTGCCGGGTTTCTTTACTTCCACAAATCCCATCCTTCCTCCAGGAAGAAGGATGAGTCTATCCGGCACACCGTTCCAGCCGGGAGAGACGAACTTTAAACAAAGCCCGGATTTTTTCCTGGTTTCCGTCAATAATTTATGTTCTATCTGTTTTTCAAGCATTGTTATTTCCTCCGTCAAACGTTGATATTTCAGGCTTTTCTCCGAGAGGGTGCAGGTCGGTGCAAGTCATCTAATAAACTTCTCTATATAGAATTTTTGACCTAAAATTTTCGCCCTAAAGGGGTTTTATACAAAGACCTGCACCGACCTGCACCTTTTGACTTTTAGTCCATAAATTCAGACTTTAAACGAAGCCCTAAAACCACCATTCCGGCTTTCGTTTTCTTGCGTTCATAGCCTTCAATTTCAAGGGCTGTATAAAAGTCCGCCGTGCTTCTCGTCCATTCGCCTGTTCTCTGGCAATAGGCCCGGTAATCCTGGTAAAACTCACCCGACTTTTGCGTATATGATGGATCAATCTCACAGCATTCCTCGAGAAAGCCTGAGAGCCAGTCGTTATTCTCCCGGTATCTATGAATGGCATTAGCCACACATTTCGGAATGGGGATCTTGAAGTCTTTATCGATGGCTTTTCTCGCGCCCTCAATAATCCAGGAAAGAATCGCGCCGCCCGCATGTTCCACCAGATAGTCCGCATAATTTTTGATATCCGCCTTGCCTTTAATCTTGGCCTGAAAGGGAATGACGATGAGCCTTCGCCAAGTGCCGTCATCATTCGCCCCAACTTTGGGGAGATGGTTCGTATAAAGGACAAGGGTATGAGTCGGTGTAAATTTGAAAGGGTCTTTATATTTCTTTTCGCCGGAGACAAGGTCTGTAGAACAAAGCTGTTTGATGACGGAAGTATTAAGCCGCATGCCTTCTTCTAGCTCTGCCGCAATGACCAGCCGTTTTCCTTTCAGCTCAGCAATCTCAGGCTTTACATTTCTTCTGCATCCGACCGTCAAAGCATCTGCCGAGATTGTACCGCTGTAGTTTCCCAGCACCTTAGCAATGGAGTTCCAAAAGGTCGACTTGCCGTTCGAACCTTCTCCATAGGAAATAATCAGTGCTTCCATATAGACCTTGCCGATAGCGGAAAGTCCTACAATCTGCTGGACATATTCGATGAGTTCCTGATCGTTTAAGAAAAAGCCCGAGACCGCATCAAGCCAGAGTTTCTCGTTTTTCGTATCGGGCGAGACCAGAGTGATTTTCGTCATATAATCTTCAGGCTTATGTGGCACCGCTCCTTGAAGGCCTTTTGTCAGATCATAGGCAGCAGTAGGCGTATTCAGCATAAAATCCTGACTGTCAAAGTCTTGAATCATTTTAAGGAGCATGGGCTTTGCCGCCTGAAGTGCGGAAGTGACATACTTCATGTCACGCCTTTTCATAACAAAATTTTTATAGGCAAGGGCGACTCGATATAAATCAAATGTTTTCTTTTGTTCAGGCTCGATAGCTTTTTCAAGCGTCCTGCCGCCTGCCTGAATGAGCTCTTGGGTTACCCCTGATTCCGTGAGAAACTTTGTCGCTTTTCCAAGCACAGCCTTTGCTTCTTCCAGCTGCTTATCCAAAAAATCCTGACAGACACCGACCGCTTTTTGCCTTGATTCCTCCCAATGCGTCCCGTTATAGGTCATGTAGTCTGTCGCATCGGTGTAGACGAGGATCTCGCCTTTTTCTCGGGTCAAGACCTTAGCCTGACCGATGTCCGAAAAATCGGGCGGCATAAGTGAGAAGTCCTTGCCGTATTCTTCCGGAGGAATATAACCTTCCTGTGCCGATACTTTTTTTCCGAAGCGCATCGCACTCTGCCAGATGGTTTGAAGTTCATGATCCGAAAGCGGAGGATTACAGAGGTCAGCCTTTTTAAGAAACATCTCATGGGCTTCCTCCGTTGCGCCAAGCCTTATGATGATGCGGCCGGCGTAGTGCGAGAGTGTCTTATTTCTTGTGCCTTCCGGAATCTCACTTTGCGCTTCATCCCATTCGGCAAAATCATCTCGGATAAAGTCCGTGATAAGCTGATCGCCTTCACGCCAAATGACCTCCGTGTCGGGGTTTCCGTACATGAAACGGGCACTTCCCAAAGCCCCGGCATCGAAGAAGGAAAAGAAATCGGCCAGTTCTTCTTTGAGCTTTGCGTAACCCTCACCATCCTTTGTTTCAGGAATGGGAAAGTAGATATGAAATCTCGGTCTTGCAGATCTCATGCCTTTTTCCTTCATGTGATTTCTGCTGGTAGCGATGGCGAGAGAGACACCCTCAAAGAGACTCAGGATATCCTCAGGTAGAATCCAAGTCTTAGGATCATCACTTTTTTCGTTATCACAGTCCATGCTGATATGGTCGGCTTTGATAAAATTTGCATTGCTTCGATAGTTGTTTTGATATCTTGCCGCCACATGGTCAAAGGAGACGGCATCCTTAAACGTTGCTTCGTCCGTTACCTCAAGTCTGTTTGGATAGTAAACATTCGATTCCTGTCCGCAGGTATCTGCTGTGTAAATGGTTAGTTTCATTCGACTTCCTCCTGCACCACAGGGATGCCCAGTTCCTCCGCCGCTTTCATCTCCTGCCACATACCAATGCTGATCTGGC